TGCCACACAATAATATGCAGCCTTACGTTGCTGTGTTTATGTGGAAACGTACCGCATAAAACTGTCGGGGAACTGCCGAGTCATTTTCATGAAATAGTATCAAACACAGTTAATTTAACAGGAAGTGCCGGATATTTTGTTGGAGCAGATAGCCCTTCTTATTCAGGGATTTTAACAGTTACTAAAGGTAGCAAGGGATTAACTGGGGGTGGTGGAGGACATACTCAAAATTATCTCAACATTCATGCTAATATTACACCTAGTGTTAATGTTTCAGTTGCAGGAAACAATCAACCTCATCAAAATATGCCACCTTTTATCTCAATTTTCTGCTGGAAAAGAATTGCTTAAGCAGTTCTTTTCCATATATAAACTGATAAATATGGGGACATATTGTTGTGGGACAAGTTCTTACCAGTATCTGAAACAGAAATGGTATGACTATGGCTACCAGCCTTATCTACAGTGACTGTGCTTGCTCTATTAACCCTATCAACTTCGGATATCCTACCATTAGGAGCAACACCAGAACCGTTATAAGTAGGTGCTGTATGAACGTGTTCCCCATTAGTGCTACATGTTGCGATGTGTCCATGTTCTGGCAGTTCCCCGACAGTTTTATGCGGTACGTTTCCACATAAACACAGCAACGTAAGGCTGCATATTATTGTGTGGCATATCAGAACCGGTATTTTTGATATTTGCAGTATGGGTGTGATCACCAGCATTTTCGGTATAGACGCCATTTGCAGTAGAACGATAGGCGTCAGCTACACCGTTAGATCCTTCTTCGTTATAGTTGCTATATATTCCATGTTTATGATTTCCAGCTGACGATATCGTTATATTATGCTCGTGACTTGGCAGTTCCCCGACAGGCTACTATACTGTTCTACGCCAACAATAAACAGATATATAAGGCTGCAGGTTATTGTGCGGATAATTAGAGCCAGTGTTACTAATAGTTACGGTATGAGTATGTGTACCAGCTTGTTCGGTTGTTTTTGTGCCTTGATTAGAACGCCATGAAGCCGATCCCGGTTCTGTACCACCCGAGTCGTATTCTTTTACAAAAGTAAAAGTATGCGCGTGATTCCCGCTTGTACTAACCGTTACATTGTGGTTATGGGCAGGCAGTTCTCCGACAGATAACTGATGTTCGTGTTCGCCACCGGTACTGCCAGCTTGGTATTCTACTCCCCATTCTGATGTGCCCTGTGCCAACAAAACACGTCCTGCCGGCATTGCCTCCCACGTACCGCCAAAAAGATCTGCAGGCGATGTCGAATTTACAGACATATATATACTGCCTACAGGATATGAATCTAAAGCAGTAGGCCTAATATTTTGTACCGTCCATACAACACTGCCGTCATTTATCTCCTGTCCTACAACAACATTAGCTTCTAAAATCGGTTCAATGGTACCTGTAGTTCCTGCAGTTTTACATAACAAATAAACCCAACTTGGACCGTTACCGTCTTCGGTATATCTTATATCTCCAGCTATAATTTCCTCATTCGGATTCCATGCATTCTTACTTTTTCCAACGATCGTGATTATCTTATTTTTAATATCACTAAGTAAATTAATTCCTTTCCCTGCCAAAAGAGTTAGTAAATCTCCCTTTTTAGTTGCAATAACATTATCTTTGCCAATAGTAATGCCTTTTAAATTAAAGTCATTTGGATGAGCTTCTGTGTCTTCATTATGCTCAGTAACTTTATCCTCTGCAATTTTTCTTGCATTAGCCACTGTTACTATACCTTCAGGATCAATAATCGCTGTTATATTCGCCATGTTTTCCGTTACTACATTAATACTAAATTCTTCTGAAATCACAACAGAGCTTGATGCGGAAGGCAGAAAATCAGGGGAGGTATCTGTCATTATTGCATACATTATTTCCCCAACATCAGGATCATTTGCAAATACACCACATTCACGAATATAGTACCCTTCTGAAAGTTCAGCATTAGTAACAATACTCTGAATTTTAGCTAATCCACCATTAACACTGATTGCCGTTAATCCTAAAACTTGTTTGGGTTGAATCAAATCAGTAAGATCTTCTGGCGATACTCCATCTGGAATAATACCAGAACCCAATTTCATCTTAGTGATCGTTAATGTACTACCAGCAATAGCTTTTGCCTGTAATACCTTTCCTTGTTTAGTCAACATTAAATTTGCCCAGTTTGGCATGTTACTTCAACTCCTTTGTGTACATAGATTGCAGCTCCAAAATAATTATTGATATTTAAAATCTGTGGTTTTATCTGTGATGGGAAAATCTCCACTTTTCTCATTGAAGAATAGACCCCTCCAACAAATAAGGAGCCAGCTATTTGACGGTCAAAACTTAAAGCGTCAAGCCAACTCCTAACATTCTTACTTTCTTTAATTGCCCTATACAAATTGTCCAAAACAGATTTATCTGGAATGCCTTCTGAAATCATTCTTACCTGAAAATGATAGGGTTTCCCACCATATTCCCAATTCTCATAAACTTTTGCTGATTTAAAAACAGCTGTACATACTTCCTCTACTGCAGCAGGAGTGCCTTTTCTCCGATGCCAGTCAATGGCCTTGCGCACTAATGCCCTTTTTTTATTGATATCTGCCGCATAATCATAAAAATCAACATGATATTGCCAAGCTAGTTCATCCACCAATGTTTCCGGCAACTGATCCAATCGTGGCAGCAACAAAACTAATTCAGCTTTTTCATTAATCGTTTGTAATTTTTCTGCAATGGCATTACAGATATTTCTTATCGTTTCGTCGCTTGCAATGCTAGTGGGTAGCAACTCGATTAAATTCAGATTTTGCAGATCATTCATTTTCTAGCCCCCCAAATGTAACATTAACATTTTCAGCTATCGCTACATGGTTATCAGCAACGATCCGAAAAGTAGGCGAAGATATAACCGCTCGCTTGGCGCCAGCATTTTTAATAAGACAGATTAACTCGTCCGGATTGATATCACGGCCAAGCTTAGATTTTTGCCAATCGATATAATCCTCCACCGCTTTCGCTACCGCGCTTTGAACGGCAACAGATTTAGCTTCATTTGCCCGGTCAAGGTAATACGTGAGTGTAAGATCATAATTGACAACCTCCGGAGCAGCCACACGCACATGGTCAGTGAGCGGCCTTACAAATCTATCACTGCACGCTGCCTCTACGATATCCAGCATTTCTTTTCCCGGTATTCCACCGCCTACAAGTAGCGGTGTTATCAGTACTTGCCCCGGCTCCGGTGATATTACCGATACATCAACAATCAAAGACGAAGCTCGTTTGGCAATTTTAATGTATTCGCCCACTGGTCCAGCTACCGAAAATCCCTCCGGAGCCTCGCGAATAGCCTCACGCAAAGAATCGTCACTCTCGACATCTGAACCTCCCTCCGACGTTGTGGTATTGACCATTCCAGCGACGTACGGAATTGGATCAACAATCTTATTGATTTCTCCCGGCAGATAGCCATTACCGAGAACACCAGCCACAGTACAGGTAGCCGCTACAGAAACGTCCAACTGTCCAGCTATGACCGTTGCATCCTGATCAATAGCAAAAAACACATTATCTCCAGCTGTCGCCCGCGTACCTGCGGGAATGTTTGTCGCAACGGACCGCACCTCCGACAGGGTTATTTTAATTGTCGTGACAGAGGCCTTGGCGCCAATACGTTCTGCCCCGACAAGTACGCCCAAGTGATCCAGGTTAGCACCTGCCGAATATCGCAATAGATTTTGTTTGCCGGTGTAGTTGATCTTATTGCACAGCATCAGGATAATGGCTGCAATCACGCATAAAAATAACCGGACAGGATCACCTTGTGCAAGGGTTCTTCCGGTTATTTCCGTATAAAGCTTTATGATATCCGATAATATTTCTTGTTCGTCTGCACTAACAAATTCAATGTCCGGAAGATCACTAAGTTTCATTTATGACCACCTTCACTTTCGCCCTTAAAACGCCCTCCGCATTAGAGCGCCATGTAATTTGTTTTACCGTAACTCGCGGCTCATATTTTTTTAATGCAGCAAATATTTCACTTTCTGCTTTCGCTTTAGCCGATAACAGCGGCGCATCTACATAGTTTGCGTCAACGCCAAAGTCACGGTCTAACGGTACGCCAAACTTAGACGTGCTAAGTATTGTACTGCAATTTTGTAAAATTTCCATTTGCACATTTTTTGGGGCAAAATCTACGTCAACTCTTTCTCCCGCAGTAAGTTCAAAATCCATCAGCGCACCTCCTCTGTAGAATATTCAGTCAATGTAATATCGACGCTAACGGAAAGTATTTTACCGCCTGCCCGCCAATAGCTTACGTTTTCCCCTATATCCTCCAGCAACCAATAATTATCAGATACCGGCGCGCCACCTAAAATAAACGGAAAAACTGCGCCTGTGTCCCTCATTTTCCTCAGCCTCCCCAGCTCGCTTTCGGGATTTATGCCGTGATCAGTGCGCAGCTGGATCTTCATGCTAACTTTTTCAACGTCAGGCCCTAAAAACTCCATTACAGGTTTACGACCAATCAAATCGTGCTTTGCCCAGCGGCCGGAACCACTGCGGCCGTAATCACTAAAAGTACGAATTTTACCATATGTCACAACAAAAGGGATATCTCCCATAGATCCAACTTGCATATTAACCTCCTATGATTACATCCGGACTTCCAGAAGCGACACTGCCTCCACAGTCTATCGGATCACCTACCCTTGCTGCCTGCAGTCCATTAATAAGAACTGTGCTGCTGCCGCTGGCGATATGCGCTGTATGTGCTGGATGCACGATACATCCATGCGGAGCATAACTATCGCCAACACGTCCTGCACCTTTACCGTTAATTATTACATTCGTACTTGCACTCACAAGTACAGTTCCTGGGCAAGCATCATGTCCTGTATCAGTATCGCCTAATCTTGTCGCATACAGCATATCCATCACCCCATTAATTTATTTTAACTACCGCTCCCTGAATGGTTATCGTTCCACCAGCAATAATACTAATATCACCTGTAGCATTTACAATTAAACTTCCGGATTTACGATCATGCTTTATAACAGTACCATCACCAAATTTTACAGCCCTTACATCAGTACTCCGCTCCTGCGGTGCGTCCTCTGCCGAAAAAAAAGATCCTAAAATAAACCCTTCATTTAATCCCAGGCCACTTTTATTTGGCAGCATTAAGCACAGAACTTGTTCATCAATATCAGGTATCCAGTAATCCTTGTCGACCATGCTTCCACGATTTACAATCATCAAATTACCAGATACCAAATCATCTTTATCAGAAAAAGCTACTCTTGCAGTATTTGTATTGACGTCAATAGAAGATACCCTCCCGATACGAATTATATTTTTTATAAAATTAGTATCCATTTAAACACCTTCTTACATCGATATTTGTCGTATAACCGCTGCCAATATCATGTGATGCTCTGGTTATCAAGTACTTATCATCAAAAGCTCCAAATCCTAATAAATTAACTGTAACCCCAGATAACAAGACAAAGTTTCCTAACATATTTAGAGATCCAGTGACTTCGTCTTTATTTTTTTCGCGCAACCGTTTTTTTGCTAAATTTAATGCTTCCGCAACACTTTCAACTTGTTCATTTACTTGCAATGTTTTTCCCTTTTTACCAGCAACAGTATAAGTTGCCTCAATATTAGATTTTGAACTGCCCTGCTGATAACTAACTCTGCAGGCAGCATAAATATCTCTAATTTTAGTACGCAGACTGTAGCCAGTACCAACAAACAAATATTTCATTCCAGACTCTTTTTTATAAACGGTACCTGGTTTTACTATTGTTATCTTTGCTTTTTCCGCTTCATATTTTGCTTCATCAAAAACAATGATTTTTTTATCACTTATTTTCAATGCCAGGCCTTTATCCTTACAAATTGCATATAAAAAAGACAGATCAGACTGTTCTGTCTGTTCTGCCCTATCCAGCACCGGATTTTCTTCTGTGTCCCAAAACAATGACATTCCTGCAGATGAAGCTATATCATTAGCGATTACCTGCAGCTTTGCCTTTTCCCAGCTCCGGCTACGTTCAGTACCTCTAAGAGTATTATTATCAGGCACGGAAACTGCTTTTATTTGTACTTCTGACGGATAGCCGCTGCTTGTTATTTCATCGATTTCAAACAATCCCAAACGCAAACTTTGTGGTAACGCCGACAAAGTTTGCCAATATTTTTGCTGCAGAATTACATCTAGAAGTGCTCCTTTTTCCGGCATCCATGTCGATTGCCAAAGCCCTGCCTTGTCTTCCAATGTTATCTGCAAATCATCGGCTTCTCCCGATAGATTATCGGTATAGCTGATGCTTTTTAGATATTTACTGATATCAACTGAGATATCTTTATTATTATATTTTATGATCGCCGATATTCTACGTGCTTCCATTTAACGCCTCCACGGCGGCAGCAAGTTGGTCGGAGTAGGCTTTTCATAATCCGGCACATCCAAAATAATACCTGCCGGAAAAACAACTATGTCAGCATATTGCTGATTTGTTTCCAGCAGCGCGTTTACGCCACTTTCATCGTCATATAATTTTTTTGCTATGCCATCCCACATATCGCCCTGGATTGTGTAATAGGTTTTAGCCATACGAAAGCCTCCTGTTCTGATTCTGCACTTCTGCCAACATTGCTTTAAATTCACGCATTTTTTGATCTAATAAAGTTGAAATTTCAGCAGTATCCGCATTCCCTTGTACGGTGATCTGCGGCGCAAAAGTCGCATTTATACTGCCACTGGTACCCAATGGATTACCCATGATTTCATTAGTTTTGGCCAGCAAGCCTATATTACGTTTATTAGGAGTATGTGGTATCGCACTTTCACCAGAGTTTTCTGCAAAAGTAGTAAGAAATGCCCCCCTGCCATAAATACCGCCATACGCATTTTCTGCAACCTCTGCACCATTACCGGATGCCGTAATATTAACTTTGCCAAAAATAGGAGTAGATAAGAAATTACTGATAGATTGCCATTTTTCGCGAAGCCAGGTTTCGGCACTTGTAAATTGTTCCTGAATATAACTTGTGAATCTAAATATTGCAGCAGATGGATTATCCCAAAAATAATCCCAATATGCCGCTAATGTATCCCAGTTAGCAATTATTGCAGTAACCGCGCCAATGACCCAACCTACAGGCCCAGTGACAAAAAAGGCTATTCTAGCTATTGGACTGTCCCACAAAGTTGTAAAGAACTGTTTGACTGTATCCCAATGTTTATACAATAAAGTACCTGCAAGAATAACTGCAGCAATACCAATTATCAGCCAACCAATAGGACAGGCAGCGAGTACCGTATTAAAAAGTCCCTGTGCAATAGCCCATCCTTTCGTTAAAAGCGACGCCGCTTTAGTCACCAGATTATACTTACCTAAAGCTTTACCGGACAATTCATAGGCAGACTTTGTCCCTAATACAGCAAGCTTTACACCGCTATAAATCCAGCCTAATGAATAAGCTATTGCAGCGACACTGGCTATGGCGCCAACTGACCCCAGTAGAATGGATGTAAGAGTTGAATTTTCTGTAGCAAATTTCCCAACAGAGTTGGCAGCACCGCCTATAATACCGGTTAATGGCGCAATTACAGGTAAAAGCCCATTCCCGAGAGCTATTTTTGCGGCGTTGATATTATTATTCATAAGAATAGTTGCATTAGCCGCCGTCTCAGACCTAGTTTTAAATTCGGCTTCCATACTACCGCCATATTTCGCAGCATTAGCTACGCCTGCAAAATTCTCCTCAAGTTTGTCTAAATTTGATAACAATGGCGAAATGGCCCCTAGAGATTCTTTTCCAAACAAGTCTTTTAATGTACTTGCCTGTTTTGCTTTATCTAATCCCTGCAACCCTTTAAGCACAGTCAAAATAGCACCTTTAGCATCTTTTTGCATATATTGAGCCATCTCTACCGCATCTAACCCTAATGTTGCAAATGCTCCAGTTTGAGCTTTTGTAGCACTCTCACCCGATGTTAATGCCAATATTAAATTTTTGATACCGGTAGCACCCATTTCTGAATTTATACCAGCCCCGACTATACTCGCCCCCAGTGCTGCTATTTCGCCAGATGCAACACCGCCGACCGCACCCAACGGTCCCACCCTTGTTACAACATCGGAAATAAGTGGGGCTGAAGCTGCTGTAGTATTCCCCAAATAATTTATTTTATCGGCTAAAGCAATAACCTCTGGCTGCCCCATCTTAAAAGCTGTACGCCACTTGGCCATCATTTCACCGGCTTGATCAGCTGTAATATCGAATGCTACGCCCATTTTTGCTGCCGATTCGGCGAACGGCAGTAAATCAGATTTATTAATTCCAGATTGCCCGCCTGCAGCTACGATTGCGGCCAAACCATCTGCTGTCATTGGTATTTTAGTTGACAGGTCTAAAATATCTTTACTCATTTTTTTAAATTGCTGCGGAGTATCAAAGTCAACAACTTTTCTGACGTCTGCCATAGAACTTTCAAAATTAACTGCATCTTTAGTAAGATTTATTAATCCATAAGCAAAACCGCCTGCAGCAAGTGCCTTTTTACCGTATCCTGACATATTTGATTTTGTTTTATTGATCTTCCCTTGCATAGACAAATACTGTTGTTGCTTTGCGATCAAACTTTCGTATTTAGGATTAAGCTTGGCAAGAGCATTAGCATATGCCCCTTCCGTGATAATGCCTTTTTTCTGCGCAGAAGTAAGCATTTTATAGGTTTTATTATATTCCGATACGCTTTTATTAAGTTTAGTGACTTCATTTCCGGCGCTGGAAAACGACGCTTTGAAGCCGCCTTGTAAAGTTGCTGAAATAACAAAGCCAAACGCAAATTCTTTTCCTGCCATTATTGCCCTCCTTCCTGCAAAAATGCTATAATATTTATATAAGGATGTGATTTTATGCTGAGCTTTTTAGCTATGATGATAATTTTCGGCCTGTTACTGTGGTTAATAATAACCATTGTAGTTTTTATTGGTGGGTTCATATATTACTTTTTCAAAGATGTATCTAAAGAGATGGCCATTGCTAAGGCAAAATCTAATATTAAACCACTAACAATTAACCAAAAACAGTTTTTCAAACTTTTAGCGGTGTTTATTGTTTCATTATTACTTTTTTATATCAGTGATAATACTACCAACGCTTCTGTTATAGTAGGATCTATCGTAGGCCTGTTAGCTTTATCGGGTTACTGCTTTTATCAGTTCTACGAAAACCTCAACCAAAACAAAAAATTATCTTAAAATAGCTCCCATTATCGGGAGCTATTTTTTTCTGCAATAATTTCAGCATAATCCAGCATTAAATCAAGATCCATATCGATATAGTAGCTAACCGGTGTATAGGACAGCATTGCCATATTTACCGCAAGTTCTTTTATTTCTCGTATATTCCGAAATCCTAACTGAGCAAAAAATTAGCCACCGGGAAAACGATATTCCTAAAATCGGTCGCAGGCAAATCTAATATGTCATCTACCGGTACACCAATCAGCTTGGCTGCAACAATAGCCTGAAAGTTCATAGATAGAAATACGGACGGGGTTTGATCGCCCATTGCTCTTACTTCTTTCTCGGCCGCAATCAAATCGCTACCCTTCATTTTATTAAAATCAAACTCGACTTCTTTTACTTCTCCGTCGGTCGTAATCAAAGCTTTTTCTAATTTTACTTTCATTATTTACCTCCAAATTTTAAAAGGGCACCACTATGCTGCCGCCTCTTTATTTATTTTTAATTCAAGCCCAACGCCTCTCGGACATCAGCAAGATAGTCAGTACCGCCAATATTAGAAATATAATTATATTTATCAACTTCCAGCACGGTTTCGCCAGCAATAATCACTTTAATATAATTAGTTTCAATGGTGTTGCTGGAGCCGGTAGTCGTTCCAACGTCTAATTTGCCGAGTTCGGTTTTTTTCGGCACGCCGCGGATCACGCATTTTACAGCCTTTACGACGTACTCACTTTTTTCAGGGTCGTAAAACTGCTGCGCGCCGCGCAGGTCTAAGCTAACCCCCTTTTGAGATGCCAGGTTCATTCCAGGTTTAGAAATAGTACGCCAGTTAAGTACAGTTTCCATACTTCCAAAGTGCCCTAAAACAGGACTGTCTACCTCACCGGCAATACCAGCACCCTTTACTGTTTCTGTCATTGCATCCAAAGACGGTAGCTGGACATCAGTTACGCCAAGAAGATCATTTCCGTCATTATAGGCTCTAAAGTTAATTAGCTTTTCCGGAACAACATTATTACTCATCTTCCATCCTCCTCATTAACCAAACAACGTCTCAAGATAAGACGTATCAAACTCGATCGTATTTTCAATTACACGTGCCGGCACCGGCGGCGTAAAATAAGTATGGAATCTTACAATACCGTCCATCTGATCTGTTGTTGGATTCTCCTCTTTCAAATATTCAATTCTTCCACCAAGCAAGAACCCTCTTGAAACAAATCCATTAATGCGAATATTTTCGCTATCCACGACAAGGTCAATAAGTCGTTTGTTCATCGGGTTATCTACTTTAGACCAATAACTTTGAATAAAGGTCTGTGCATGCCAATTGAACATACGCCGTAAACAAATAAAATTGTCTTTTACATCTGTATTTGCAGGATAACAACCAGTACGATTCCCCCACAACTTCCACCCACCGATAAAGTTCAGAGCAGTAACTACACCCTGCCCATTAAGATAATTAGCTTGTTCCAGATCTAAAACCACTTCAGTTCCATCAGACAAACATAAACCATCCATTTGTATATTTTTATTTGAAGGACTTTCATAGGGAATATCATCATTTTTTGCATCCAAAACGCCCATCGCACCCATTACCGCAGTAGAAAGATGATATTTCTTTTCGCCAAGTTTTACCATAGGCCAGCAGACTATTTGATCCACTCCAACATAATTGTTATTATTTTTCCAAGCCGGAACATCGGTATATTTTCTTACTGTGTCAGCCGGAACATCTACCAAAACAGAAGCTTTAAACAAACCGTTAATAGTACTTGCTTTGGCAGTCATAACAGCGGCCACTTCTGGATCGTGTGTCCAACCAGGAGCAAGCACCATACCAGGTACTAAACGATACAGAGGAAATACTTTTGAAAGATTCTCAAGACCTGTGTATGCGCCCGTACTGATATCAATACCACCAATAATGTCATCCTTATCCACGGCTGAGGGATCAATTTTTTCATAGTCCAAAAAAGCACTGTCTGTAAGCTGTCCGCCACTTAATGCAGTAATTACTAAATTCCCATCACTGTCAAAAGCAGCTTCATAGTCAACGCCTTCCGTCAGCGGTTGTCCGGCAGATGCTTTTTTTACTTTCAATGTTTCAAGTAACACTGGATCATTTACAATCACCGTTTTTTCACTGTTAAACTGAACTTCTTTATCACTGACCGTTGCTTTATGTTTTTTTGGATCTAAAACATTAACAAAAACTGTCGGTGAAACTGCATAAAGCGAATATTGGCTATAAATAGTTTCGCAAAGAGTGTATTTCTCCCAATCTTCACTGTATCCCATAGCTGCTACCGCTTCTGCATATGTATAGCACAAAATAGGTTTATTAACCTCTGCTCTGTTACTTGCCAAATGAATTGGAGCCGTACCAAAAACAACTGGTAACCCAGCAGTAGAATTTACTGCCGGAACAATAGATGTTGGCACCTCAGATGTATATACGCCATGCTTATATGCCATATGTTATTCCTCCTTTTCTGCCAAAACAGCAGCTTGGTAATATTTATTCATAGGTGTTCCCGCTTTTGCAATAGCCCTTTCAGCTTCTGGCAATTCTGAAACAGCTACAAACAGTTTTTTAATTTGCGGACACTTTTCAAATACATCATCAATATGAGTTGGTAATCCGCCAATGAATACCTGATATTTCAATAACTTTCCGTTTTTGTAAGACGGGCCTACATAAATCAAGCGTTCAGGCTTAGTGGTCTGACTGCTTTTTTTGTTAATAGCCATAATTTATTTCCTCCTCTACTGGCTTGCCCAGTGTGTAACTAACTGTCATTAAGCCCTGCCACTGCGGGAAAGGCTGCTCATCTGCCACCTTAGATTTGATAGGCAAGATGAGCCTATGCTTATTAGCAATAGTGCGTTTTTTCAGCAATGCCTGACGTACATGTTCCATAAGATTAAACAAGCTGCGCCACCCCTCAGAAGTATCACCGTCAATGATACTAAATCCTATTTCAACCTTTGCTGCACTCTGCTCATCACCATCTTCACATTCAAGAACCAGCACATAAATACATGATTCACTTTCTTTGGCATTCGTTTTCACCGGCAGGTATCCGGGATAAACATTTATCGGAGAATAAGTCCCGTCAGATTGCTGCGATTCATATTCCAGGACAACATTTTTTAGAAACGCTGCCAAATTTTCCATCAATTCGACTTGTGTCATTAACGTCCTCCAAATTTTCCATAACGATATGAAACTTCATGTAAAAATCTTCGATTCAACACCTTCTCTGCAAATGGTGCTAAATCTTCCAGCACGTCTTTATTCCCCGCCATCTGTGGGATGCTCGGGCCATATGGGATGTCCAACGGATATCTTGTTTTCAAATACCTGAGCATAGGTCCAGCGTAATTGCTACGAGATGATTGTTGTACAAATAATCCGGGAACATTCTTAAACCCTCCAGCACGTATTACTCGTACTCTCATAGGTCCTGCTTTTGCAATTTTTTCTCCTGCGCGCAATGCAGAAATAATATTTTTAGGTTTTGGGCTTAAATTGAAATATGTTATGGGTAGCATCTTACCCACCGTTCCGACTACACCGCGTAAAACTTTACGCATAGAACGTTTTATTGATATAGCTTTTTTTACATTAGCAGAAGATATATCATATTTTTCAATTATTAACCCCGATAATTCTGCTCGTACAGCCGTAGCCGTTCTATTAATCGCTCTTGATGCTGCGTACTTAACTTGCTCCGGGCACTCTGCAAAAAGGTTTTGCGCTATTTCTAATGTTTTGTCATCAAATTCAATTTTAATCATCTGTCATTCGCCACCAATTGTATCGTCAAAATTCCCATGTCATCAGCACAGCTCTCAACCAGATACTGCTTATCATTGACGCCGAAAAGCTGTCCATATACAGGAAGCTCAGGCAAAGCTTCTGCCAAGCAATTTACCTGAAGCCTACTACCATAGATCCCTGCATAAGTTTGACTGGATCCAGTCCCCGTAGATAACCCCTCTGCAACAGAAATGTCTTGCAGGATGGCGCTGCATTCGATACCATTCAAGTTATGTTTATCGGCAAATTCTAACGAGTTAATAAAAGCCGCAGTATTATCTGCGGCTATCTGCTCACGAAAGGTTTTCATTTTACTGTAGCTGCGGCATTGACCGGAGGCAGACTATCACCATCTGTCTCATCTTGCTGATTGGCCGCACCCTCCAGCAGTTCTAAAAGCTTTGCTTTATTAGCTGCCTTAGGCACTTCTAAGCCTCTTTCTTCGCATAAAGCTTTCAGTTCGGTGTTGGTAAAATCTTTCAATGTTCTTTCTGCTTTTTTTGCACTTGTAGTCGAGTTAACTACAACTCCCACCGAAACTTTTTCAAATTCTTTCGGCGCACCTGTTACCAGCGCATTCGCTTCAGCTTCCGGCAGCTCGAGGATCGTTCCTGCCTTATACTCGACGCCATTGCGTAGCAAAGTAAATTTCTTTATCAATACTTGTTGCATTTACAAACCTCCTTATTTAACTTTCAAGGTCGCCCAATCATCCAAAAACTCCGGGCATACTACACAGCGGCTGGACATAGCCAGAGTAGTCGTATCGCTTTCTGTATTGCCGGTGACCTTCGGAATGTATGCGCCTTCATAAGTACGAAATTGTTTGTCGTCTTCAAGCTGCGTTACTGCACCAAAGAGACGTTTACCACGGCCGGGTACTCCAATAATCATATGATCATCAGGGATATACTGGGCAAGGTTGCCATCGTCACCCTCGTACACACCATCATAAGCGTAGATTTCCAGATTAAGTGATTCAATATAACCAACTCGCAGCAATTCCGGTCTTACCAGCTTCGGCTGAATGCTCATCAGTGCTAAATTTTCACGGCTGGGCACCAACAAATATTTATAAAGCTGTTCGTTATTGAGCAGGTAGGATACTACATTCTGTGAACACAGGGCCACTGTAGGGATCATACCCGCGTTACGGCGGATCTTCTGAGATGCGTCACCCATGACATCATAAATTTTAGCAGAAGCATTATCCCATGTGTCCGATCCGGACAGAGTTGTTTTATTGTCAAATTCAGAAAATGTAATCGTATCAACAACAACAGTTTCACCATCGTCGGCATAGCCTTTGCATTCGTATTCACCGTTGATCAAAAGCTGTGCAGCCATCCACTCCTGACGACGGACGCAGGCATCAATCAATTCTGCCATGTCATAAGCGCGCAATTCTTGCGCACGTTCTGCCGGAGTGCGAGTGCTGTAGATATCTTCCCCAAAACCACTACGCTCAATATCAGACGCTTCGATAGTCCGTTTAGGACGCATCAGCGGGGCTTTATAAGACCTGATCTGCGAACCGTTACGGCTCATATTTACACCCTTGCTGCCCGGTACAACAAACGGCGCCATTCTACGACCGCCTTTGCGGTATTCCATATCCACGGTATTCGTCAAAAAGGTTTTAACCGCAGGGAAAAAAGTATCAATCAATGTCGTAGTCGGCGGATTGGTGCGCTCAATTGCCTGCAGCAAAGTTCTGGTATCATCAATATTAATAGGCATTATCTTCATCCTCCTTATTTCACGCTGGTCAAATAGATATTGACCGCACGCAGTTCTTCTTCATGAGCGGTGGCATTATCAGATGTTTGTGCCACAATAAGTTTTTCACGATTAAATTGACCGCTGATATAAACTGTAGTAACAACGTCGGCCCCTGATAAAACAATGTCATTGGCAAGGATCACAGACGCTTTATCAGCTCCGCTTTCAGATGCTGTGTTATCTACAATCTCATATTTACCGCCAACTAAAGCTAACAATGTGCCTCGCTTATAGCTGGCCGTAACACCTTTCAGAGTTACGTTTTTAGTAAGTACCGGTACTGCTGTACCACCAATAAGCTCATCATAATGAGTTCCGTTCATGTTGGAAATCATTTCCATTATTTCGCACCTCCAAATTTACTATTCATTACCTTGGCCATCTTATCCAATGCTTTCGCATCTGCCGCCGCACTTACAGCAGCCTCATCGGCCGCAGGATTGGCAGCAACGCCATCAACACCGGAGCTTTTATTGTCGGCTACCATAGCGGCTACAACATTTTGCGCAGCATTGGCTACCACCTCTACTGGAGCAATATTTTTTACTGCTTCTACATAATTTTTTACTTCCTCAACAGTTTTTCCACTTTTCTTAGCCTCATTGATGATCGCGGTAATTGCGACATTTTGACCATCATCAAGTGCTTCTAAATCAAGTACACGTTGACGCTCTGCGGCCACTGCGGCTTCCACCGCTGCGGCATTATCAACAACCGTCGCCGGAAGCGTATTATTTGCTTTAGTCTGGCCACAAGCATTAGCTGTTGTTTGTGTATCTTCCAACAGTTCCTGCAAACCTAAAGCATTAAGAATTTTTTCTAATTTACCACTTGGCATATCTCTAACCTCACTTTGTTTAAATTTATTTTTTACCGCTTCACTATTAGCAAAATGGTTCAAATCATAAGACACTGAATTGATCACCAAAGTATTGCCATTTAACGCAGCAGTAACTCCTCCGATGATCTCGTCAGCAAAACCTTTTTCCTTACATTCTGCGGCGCCCATCCATGTTTCGTTGGACATCATCGTTTCTATTTCTTCGTCCGATATCTTACAACGCTTACGATAGGCAGCGACAATGCTTGTTTTGATCGTAGCCAGCGCTTCTACCAACTTCGTCAGTTCTGCCGCAGGATAGTATCCGCTAAGGCCGATAGCCGGGTCGTGGATCATCATCAACGAGTTGGACGGCATAATGATTTTATCTGCCGCCACGGCTACAACCGTTGCTGCGCTGGCAGCCAGTCCGTCAATTACCGCCGTGACACGCCCTTTATAGCTTTTGAGCAAATTGTGAATAGCATGTGCCGCAAACACATCACCGCCGCCGCTGTTAATGCGTACGGTAACATCTCTGCCACCCAGCCCGTTAAGATCCTGGGCAAACTGCTGCGGCGTTGCCTCATCACCAAACCAGGATCGCTCTGCTGCGATTGGACCGTAGATCAATATTTCAGCGTCGCCACTAACATCATTCTTCACCTGCCAAAATTTTCCCATCATTATCACCTCCATTCCCACCAGTATTATCAGCCTTAGGCGGTTCTAATCCTTTAGCGCGCCACGTCTGCTGCTCTATAGCGATTTGGTCAATGTTGCTGTCATAGTCAGTGCCCGTAAGTTCTGCCGACTCACGTTCGCCTGTTGAGAAGCCATATTTTACACGCAGCGCTGCGCCGGTCACTTCTTTTACCGGATCCAGCATCCCCATAACCGGGCCAAACCAATCGGCATTGCTCCATGCCTTAGTTATGATTGGATCACTACCATAGCCAGGAGCACTAATTCTACCGATAGCAACCGCTTCCGCCAGCCACGCCTCATAAACCGGCTGACAAAAATCACGTGCAAACCAGGTACGTCTGGTTTTAAAATTGCTGGCAGCTTGTAATAATGCCCCACGTGCCGCAGAGTATGAAGATTGAAAACGACTAAGTAACACCTCTGCCGGTGTGCCAATAGCTGCACCGATCTGACTGATCATCATATTTGTAAATGGTTCAAAAGTTGACATTGTACGGCTTGCGTCCATCGACTTTACATCGACACCAGGAGGCAGCAGATTAAGCGTGCCCGGACCAACTTCAACATGAGCCAGGTCTTCTGGTGTTACGGCTTCCGCTTGACCATAAGTTGAACTTAGAACATCATTCATATCATCAATATTGTTATTAGTCGTAAAAAACAAAGTATAAAACGATTTAATGATGGCAGCCGTAAGCTCCGCATTAGTATAGCGGCTGACCTGCTTCAATACCTCGATCACCGGCGCCAATATTGGCACACCTCTGTACTGCTCTGGTCGTTCTTCATGCGATATCTGCAAAATATTTGGCCGGCCACTTAACTTGCCAAATGCTTCCACTCGCTGCCACTTTAAAACTGCAGACGGGTTAGTTAAATCAAAAGGTACTCTGTTCGCAATCCAATAGGCCACAACAGCTCCGTCTGAATCTATTTCTATACCGTTAATAATACGATTACCATTTTTATTGTTAGTCATTTCAACATCATAATAAGACGGCGAACCATACGATCCACTACTGTTTGGGTTACAGACCCTACTGGCCTCAAAAAGCTGTACTCTTAAACAATACGGATTATCAGGTACCGGCCTGCGATACTTGATCGCCGCCCACCCGTCACCATCTACAAGATAGCTCATATATGCAATATCCTGCATATCAAAAAAGTTATTTTTTCGATACAAATCACAGGCCGTGCTGTTTGCCCAAAGGTTAAATTCACGAAACGCCTGACGCTGCCACTCTTTAGCTTCCTCTGCAGTCAATCCCAGCAACCTATAATCTACTTTAGGCGAAACCTTAAGACCCGCACCTATAACATTGCTGCGCGAAGTATTAATAGCACTTGAACCAAGCGGAGAGTTACATACTAAATCTGCACTGCGGTTTCGTAAAGTTACCAAATTTACATCGACATCTGCTTTAGTACTGGATTTCAAGGGATTATAGCCACGTAAAGTACTTCGTGTCCTACTGGCGCCGCCTTCTGAATAGCCGCTGTTCACTATTATTATTTTTTTATTATTTTCATTTCCCTCAGTAGGATGCCTGGCCTTAGCCGGTATTACTTTTTTACGTTTCACCATCATCTATCCTCCTAATCCCGCATAATAACTTGCTTTGTTCGATGCCTTCTTGGATGCATTGCCTCATCCGTAGTCGCTCCTGCAGCAACAAGATCATTTATTTCTTTTCTTATTTCTGATAGATCAGCTCTTGTCAGTGTTCTATTGCCAATTCTGTAGCTTTGCCCTGCTACCAAAATTGACTGTTCTGCAGATAAATACTGCTTTAATCGTTCATTAAGTACCGTACTTGCCACTAATAATCACTCCTCATTCCTTTTCTAATGCAGCCGTAGCCGCCTTTAGGCTTGTTTTTCAGTTTAGACTTTACCGATTGTTCTTTGATTACATTCGAGCTGTTGATCAATTTTTCCAAAGCCTCGAAATCAGGATTTACGCTTAACATACATGCGAGGTTATAAACCCGCAGATCCAAAGGCTCGTTCCGTTTATCTTTAGCTATATTTACCCACTGATATACTAATACTCCATTTTTCCGACGAGGCTCTTTCGTTTCAGATATGAGGCCTTTAAAATAAAATTCATCGTAGCCGCGAGTTAGCTGTACAGTTACGCTATCACTCTTATCAAGCGGAAAATGAAAATATTTAGGTCCAGGCTCTTCAATCGATAACCGATCCATAACATATTGTTTGCCGCTATCTGTGCCAAGCATTACCAGCGGTATCGTATGTCCCCTTACGGTTTTAACCTTAGCGTACTTATGCAATAACGGCACTCCTGGTGTCGATGAACCTTTTATAGCAAAACGCTGCCTTGCAAATCGTTTTTTACAGTACGCATAAACTTCTTTCGTGTAGTGGCCGCCGGAATCGATAAACGTCCTGGCTACCAAAAGACCCTTACCTGACGCAAAGCGATATTCCTTATCCAGCTGTTCGTCCAGCATATCCCACACTTTAGGTGTATCCGGCACGCCCAAAATAGTGCCCTTTTTTATTCCCCAACATTCTTCAGCCATTCCCCAGCCACAAATCTCATACTCGAGCCTGTTGTCTTGTACGTCAACGGCCGCTGTTAAAAGCAGTACGCCTTCCGGCAGCTCGGCGCCATAGTTTTCACGCCTGCGCATAAACTGCTCATGGCTTTCAAAATTTCCTTTGCGCTCATATGCTTCTCCAAAACGAGTATTAACAACTACTTTTTCACGCTCTGGATCGCCCTGTGCTTCCAACCATTCCTGCATTACATCTGACCAGTTCACCCAAGGTGATGCAAAACAGTTAACAAAAAAGCTCCGTACCCCCTTAGTGAGAGCCGAAGCGTTCTGTGCAATATATTTTTGTGCGGCCTGCCGCATTTCAGTTTCTGTAAACCCAAACCCGCAATCTGGACAACGCCAAATAACTGACTTAACGATAATCTGCCTTGTTCCCTTTTTATCAACAGAACAGTCGTAGTCAGTATGCATATCCCGATGTGTGACTAAATGCCACTCTTTGCACTTTGGGCATTGATGCTGCCACTCTTCCTGAGTCCCTGTTATATATTCATCTTCGATTCGACTGTCTCCAGCATTGGTCGGTGTTGAGAATAGCCCCATTACGCTATCCCAAAATGTAGTCATACGTTTTGCAGCCAAGCTGACCGGGTCGCCTTCTGTGCCGGCGCTTTTTGGAAAGCGGTCAACTTCGTCTGCCAGTAATATTTTTATCGGCTTACTGGCAAGACCGGCAGGACTGTTAGCACCCGCCATTATAAGTCTGCCGCCAGGGAATTGTTTAGAAAGGATAGTATTGCCGGCATCACGGCTTTTTACGTCTTTAAAAATATCTCTCAATACCTTTGTATCTCTGATCATCGGAGCTATACGTGATTTACTATAGTCCTGTGATGTTTCGATAGTTGGTTGGATCATCATTATCGGTGCGGGCGCCAGATGCGCGAACCGACCAATAATATTATTCATGATATCGGACTTTCCAACCTGAGATGCGGTCTTTGCAACCACCCTAGTTATGCCTGGTTCAGTAAAAGCATCCATAATGGCTTTTTGATATGGAGCACGATCTGTTCGCCACCGCCCAGGCTCTGCAGCAGCTTCGCCAGATATCATCCTATAGCTATCAGCCCATTCGGATACAGTTTGATCTGATAACGGCATCAATGACTGTTTTACTATTTTTTTGAAAAGATCAGCTGTCTTCTTCATTACTAAATATCTCCGGATTATAATCGCTAAGCTCAGTTAACCTTGACTTAATTTCTTTAGAAAGTTCCGTCATAATAACACTTCTGCTCTGATTCTCCAGTCTAGCAGCCATATTGGCTGGTATGCCCAAAAGCTGACTCCGTAATTTAGATAACATATCTGTCATAACTCTTTCGACATCTGCCGCATCATGTAACAGATTTTGTCGCTTTGCCAATTCAAGTTCAGCTAATTTACGTTTTGCAGCTTCATGCAATGCTTTTTCAGACCAATAATCATCTTCATCCTTGCTGGAATATTTATTTTCATAAAACGAAGCTATTGCCATTGTCAAAGCGAAGTCTCCTTCTATTTCACGATGCAAAACTTCCTCATTTACCAACTGATTTACACGTCGTTCGCTGATGCCCAATAATTCGGCAAGCTCTCTTGCAGAGCCACGTTTCAGCATTTTTACCACTTCTATTTTCACCGCCTGTCTACTACAAAGAGAAGGAAATAGGAAAAAATATTTTTAAATCTAAACCTTTTTCGGGGCTCGAAAGACCCTCAAAGAAAGTTATCCACAGAAAGAACCTATGAAAATTCTCCTGCAAATGGACATAAGAAAAGCACTCACCGAAGTAAGTGCTTTTCTTCTTGTTTATTTAGCTTTTTTTATTTGCTGCTTTTGATTATTAAAAAAATCCTCAACCTTGTCAAAACTAATCCTATCTTCTGCAATTGCAATTTTAAGCTGTCTTATTGTATCTGCAATAAGATTATTCAAAGCCGCACAATGGTTTTGCGCTTGGACTCTTTTTTCTTCTTTTGTTCCATTTAAAACATCTAGTGTATCTACTAAGTATCTAACTAAGTTATAGTAATTACTATACACATCCTCAGAGTACCAATGAATTCCTGGACAATAACTAAACAATAGCTGGTGAGCTTTTATCAATTCTTCCTCGTTTTCAAAACATGAATATATTTCCGTTTCATGTTTTAAAGCAGTACTACGTTTTTTGGTCCAAACTGAATCCAGATAAATCGATAGTTTTTCATACGCCTCTATGCGGTGGTCTATTATTTTTTTATAGTAATCCCGTTTATAATCGATATCACTTAATTCTTTCTGTATATCTTTTTTCTGATTTTCAATAGCAGCTAATACACTTTTCTGTAATTCAGCATTTTGTTTCAATAGCTTCTCTTGAAACTCATTTTGTTTTACATCTCTTTGCTCATCATGCAGTTTTTGTTTCTCTAGTAACTTTTCAGAAAAAAAGTTACTTATTCCTTCACGATATAAATAACCAAGTATTAAAACACCTATAATTATCCATGTATTTACTTGAGTTTCTTTGAAAACTGAAATAATGAAATCTATCAAAATTCACACCATCCCTAATTTTATATAGCAATATTATATCACACGATTAAATCCTACGCCTGCTCGTGTTTCTCGCTCACATGATCACCACCGCCTCGTTATTTATGTTTGTTTCAACACATAAGAAAAGCACTCACCGAAGTAAGTGCTTGAAGTACACAATTTTATTTAATTATCTTCTTTGTCATTTTTTTTGCTATTCTGCTTATCATTTTTAGGTAAAAACGCTTGAATCATTGTTCCAAAAAAAGCAACTGCACCAAATCCAGCAAAAGTAATATTTCCTAAATACAAACAAAACATTACTATTGCAAATAATCCCAAAGCCAATATAAAACCACATATTTGACCTCTTTTATCTCTAGCAACAGTTGCATTAAGACCTTCGCGCTCTAACTCTCTAATATGTTCTGAATTTTTCTCGAATTCACGCATAATACGCTCTGGAAAACTAGGGTCAATGTGTTTATACCCCTCCATGATATTAGGTGGAGGCACAGGGCCTTTGTAAAATCCAGCCTGCACTTTATCGTGGTCTTTTTGTACTTGAACTTCCGTATGCCCATTACTTGGAAGGTTTCTTTTGCTCTGAACACTTTTCGGGCTCAATGCATTCACCAACCTTATCCATAGCATTTTTCATGTTTCTTCCTGTACGTTGCCATGCCGCATTAGTAATTGATGCTGCATCAGGAGATATGTGCTGAAAATAATTCGTATTAGGCATAATCGTAAAAGTAGACAGCCCACACAAAACAGTTGCAATCAATGCTTTAACTTTTGCCATAGTAGCACCTCCTTTTCTTGCATACTCACAAATTTTATCACATTATCTCATTTTTATCAAATTTTACCCTTTTTTATTATTTTATCACTAAAATTTTTCATAGTAAACTGATTCATATTTATTTTGCAAATCAAGCCCTTTTTTTATTATCATTACTCGACTCTACGTTTTACATCATAACCAGTAATCACTCCACTATGGTATATACCACAAAAGCCGCTGATAATTAACCAGATCAACGGCTTTTGTCAATTTCTACACATACATTATAACACGTCAAGTATGTGACATTCTATGACATCTTTTCTAAAAATTTTAATGCTGTAGCATGACATCTATGTACCTGTCGCCAGCTATACCCCAAATCCGCAGCAATAACTTCCCACCGCTGATAATTCAAGTAACGTTTGAACAATATAAGCTGCAGCTTCTCATCGTCAAGCATTTTAATTAGTGCTCTCGTCGCCGCTAACGCCTCTGTAAGCATCTTAATATCGTTTTGAATGGTAATCTTCACGTCAGCCATCTTCGCAACCGTACCGCCCAATTTGTCGTTACTGCCACCGCCCCCAGGCGCCAAACTGTAGACTGGAGTTATCTGTTCTGCCAAATCTTTTAGATCCTGCAGCATTTGCAAATCTGCTTCAAGCTGCTTTTGCCAGACCCATGCACTTTTTAACCTTTGCTTTATTTCATCCGTCGTAGGCATCGCATCACCCCTCTGTCCGTAAAACATCTGCAGCAACGTCTATCGCAGCACTTTCAGCTTCACTCAGCTGATGACCATGCTGCACCTGCCCTAACATACCGATCACGCTCCGGAATCGATTTTCTTTTACACAATTTACCCTGCGGCAGTAAACTTTATTCTCGCTTACCTGACGGCTCCACACGCATCCCTTACACTTATGTGCCATTCTAATCACGCTCCTTTACTCCAATTGCTCAATTCGTACATAAAGCCCTGGCTGCTCTGACCAAAACTTTTCTGTAATCTCACTTGCTACCTGTGCATCGTCTGTCCAATAGCCGAGCCCAGTCATTACATCCTTAAGCAGCTTGATCATATTATCAGTATCCGGCTTTGTAATTTTATACTCGCCATTTTTATGGTTCCCTGTAGCTGTATAGCACCATTTAGTCAAAAGCCTTATCGGACCGGTCAGCTTTTTTTCAGGTACATAAGCTGCCAGGTGCGCACTAAACTTCTGCCTGGCATCTTTAAGTGCGTCAGGTTCATAATAGTGTGGCTTACCGTTTACAACATGGACCTTTTTCTGCTGATGCGTAACTGTTGGCAGTTTCATCTGAATAAAGAACTCAATCATCATATGCTCCTCTTTCGTAAGCTTCCCGCCATTCTTGAATCGTAGCCAGCAAATAGTCAGCGCCTTCTTTACTTCCAAGCAACTCCTTTCGGTCAATTGTATTTTTTACGATAAGAGTTCCGTCTGTTTTCATAAAACCAAATTGTAATTTTCCAGCCTTCTCATAACAACGCATAAAGCTATTACCGAATTTTACAACTTCTCCTTTTTCAGTTTCCCAGTATTTACTATTTTTCATTTTTCATTCGCTCCTTTTTCCTTTCGCGCGGTATACCTCTTCCTACAACCGAAAGGAATTTTCCCGCCAAGCCAAGGCGGAAAATCCTTTTGTTGTATAGGAATACAACCTACAATGACTAATCATATATAGATACATCGCGCGCGTATATCGCGTATATAATATTAGTGAACATTCACTTAAGGAAAATCTCGATAATCGCTCGACTTTTTCCGATTCGGAAAATCTCGATAATGTTCGAGTTTTTCCAAATTGTCAGAAAACGGCGTCGTGGAAAAACACTCGACTTTTTCCAATTCGGAAAAGGAAAATCATTCGACTTTTTCCGTTTTCCGAACGACTTCTCCATTATTGCTTATTGCAAACATTCCACTTTCTCGAATATGATTCTTCACCGTTTTTTCCGTCACATCTAAATAACTGGCCAGGCTTTTTACTGTCGGAGTCCCACCAAAACTTTCTGCTTCAAAAGCTTTTTGTAATGCTACTATTCGTTCTTTTTTCAAATCATCCGGTGACTTCTTCTTTTTGAAATTCCGCTGCCAGGCTGGTCCCTGCCCGTCAGGTTCAATATCCTTTAGACTTCCAATATCATCAACGTAATGCACAGGATAATTAAACCAAAGATTGATCGGCGGGAACTTCGGAAACTCACGTAGAGTCCCTTCAATGCGCCACGCTGTACGTTGCCGCACCCGCTGTTTGGCCGCCGGAATCGCCGTTTTCACAAGCTCAATATTAGTATTATTGCCAAGCATCTTATGGCAGTATTCCAACAGTACAGCGCTGCTGCACTCGTCATCCTGCGATAAATCCTGTATATAGGCAGGGTAATATCGTTTTAAATACGCCAAGCACTCGGCGCAAATTACTTTATTTTCTTCCTGCTTCAGTAATTCTTCTGTTGGTTCCAGCTCTATCAAATCAAGCAGTGCATCAGGATCACGGGCAAATACTCCTGACCCTGAAGCTCTGTCCATAGATTTTTTACTGCCTTGGCCACCCTTTGAATGATGGTGGCAGTAGATCACAGCGCAGCCCAGTTCCGTACAAACCTTATCGAACTGATTACAGAAATGCGCCATCTGGTCAGCACTGTTTTCGTCACCGGTGATGATTTTATAAATCGGATCGATAACGATAGCAATATAATTCTTCTTTGCGGCACGCCTGATCAGCTTCGGCGCCAGCTTATCCATCGGAATCGACTTGCCACGCAAATTCCATACATCGATATTAGACAAATTGCTCGGCTCCCACCCCATTGCCGTATAAACATCCTTAAAACGATGCAAACAACTTGCCCTGTCAAGTTCAAGGTTCACATATAAAACTTTACCCTTTGTACAGCTAAAATTAAGCCACTGACGGCCCTCGGCAATCGCGCAGCACAACTCTATCAAAGCATAGCTTTTGCCTGCCTTAGACGGCCCTGCAATGAGCATTTTATGCCCCTGTCGCAATACATTATCAATCAGCGGTTTTGCCAGCTCCGGTAAATTATCCCAAATCTCACTAATGCTTTCCGGTTCCGGAAGATCATCGTTGACCGCCTCAATCCACTCCTGCCATTCTACAAAGCTGGCTTTGCCGATGTTGGTATCAACTAAAAACTGCTTGTGTCCCTGACGCATCACACCCGGCATTCTGCTGAGCCGCGAAGGATTACGGTTTTGGGTATCGATTTCAAGGCCGTTTTTCTTACAAACAGCGTAAAGATAATCAACACGTTTACGATATTCCGCATAGTCTGCTGCATCGATCCTAACAATAGCATGCAGCGACTTTTTCCCTGAATGTACCAGGCAGGCCACCGGCAGTTCCAGTGTCCGGATAATTTCATTCTGCTTGGCTATATCCATCTTGTCCGATTCGACCAGAGCATACCGAAATTCTGTCACATTGTCGTTTTTCACGCCTTTACCATCAAGAGGATTAAAACGTATCCATGCGCCGCACTCAGGGTTATAATCGCCAAGCACCCCGCCGATATCACCCTTACATTTATTAAGTAGCTCAATGAGCTGCCCAGCTGTTCTATCAGAACAACCTTTTGACGGTAGATATTTACCGTCTTTTTGCCATGATTCCGTTACATAGCCAACATTTTCCGTACTGTCGAATAAAGTTTCCAGATAAGTTACCAGTTCTTTTACCGGATCCCAGTTTTCCGGGTCCGCTATTTCCTGGCCTTCGATCCAGTTCTTATCAACCAAAACCATATCTTCTTTTTGTCCGATGATATCATCCCATGAAAGTTCATGATCTTCACGCTGCTGTGGCATCCAGCCGTTATCCTTAGCCATTGCTACGATCGTACCACCCGTTACTGGTGCGCTGGTATCACCTCTGAACGTCTCCCATTTTTTTCGACATTCATTTGCGTAGTATCTTCCAGCATCCCGCCGGCTCCAATCATCCCACACGCTCACGCTGTAACCTTCTGCTTTCAACGCCATGCCAACATTGACCCACTCCTGATAATCAAGAACGCTCGGATCGATATAATCAAGCAGCGGCAGCAAATCCAATTTATTCTCCATGATGTTCTCCTTTATTCAGGCTTGTAAATCCGTGGATCAATGCCTGCCGGAATACGCCAGCCACCGGCAGCAATCCTGTCTATTAATTTCTTGGCATGTTCAAAAGACCAGGTCCCGACGTGCTGGAACCCACGACCTTCTAAAAAACGGATCTGTTTCGGTGTTGTAAGTCCTTCACTTCTGCGCTTATCCAAACGATCAAGGATTTTCGCAGCTTTACCGGCATTGTCGATCTCATCCGGATTTATACCAAACTTCTCTAATGTTTTAAGTTGCTTTTCACTGGCCGGGCTCATTTCCCAACCGAATGCTGGTACATAGCTTGACAGATCCTCTGCTTGGATACTCATTTCAAACTGCAGTGGATCCACCAGTTTACGCTTACGCTGTTTCATTGCTGCCAATTGTTTCGCCAAAGCTTCTTCCCGCTGGGCAACAACATCTTCAGAAGCCTGCTTTTCCACTGCTTCCAAATCTAACGGACAAGCTGCGTCCTGTAATGTTTCAGTCATAGCTCTGGCCACATCTTCATTTGTCGCAATCAAATGCGCCGGTCGGCACAGTTCATGGCGTTCTGTATGCCACAGAAAATCAAGCAGCAAAAGTTCTTCTTTGCCCGGTGCCAGCCTCGTACCACGACCCACCATTTGACAATACAAACTCCTGACCTTCGTTGGTCTTAATACCACAATGCAATCAACAGCCGGGGAATCCCACCCTTCTGTCAAAAGCATTGAATTACAAAGTACGTTATATTTACCGGTTTCAAAATCACTCAGCACCTTTGCGCGATCATCGCTGTTACCATTTACTTCGGCAGCGCTGAAACCGATACCATTCAAAATATCCCTAAACTTTTGGCTGGTCTTGACAAGTGGTAAAAAAACTACAGTCTTTCTATCCATACAAATTTTAGCCATTTCCTCAGCAATCTGATTCAGATATGGATCGAGAGCCGTTCCCAGATCGCTGCTCTTAAAATCACCAGCCTGAGTAGCGACACCTGTCAAATCTAAATTCAGAGGAATAGTCTGAGCCTTGATTGGCGACAAATAACCTTCTTTAATAGCTTTAGGCAGCGTATATTCATAAGCAAGGCTCTCAAAACATTGCCCTAAATTACGCATATCGCCTCTGTCAGGCGTTGCAGTAACACCAAGCACCTTAGCGCTGTCAAAATGTTCCAGCACCTTCTGATAGCTATCTGAAAGTACATGATGTGCTTCGTCAACGATAATCGTATCGAAAAAATCCTTTGCAAATCCGTTTAACCGCTTCTCGCGCATCAACGTCTGGACAGAACCTACTACCACACGATACCAACTGCCCATACAGGTATATTCAGCTTTTTCCATAGCCGATTTTAAACCTGTAGCCTGCTCGATTTTGTCACAGGCCTGCTGCAACAGTTCAAAACGGTGCGCCAAGATCAGTACCCGGTCACCCTGCTTAACCTGTTCCTCTGTAACCTTTGCAAAGACTATAGTTTTACCGCACCCGGTCGGCAATACCAACAGAGTGCGGTTTATTCCTTTATTCCATTCGCCCAAAATAGCCTGTTTAGCTTCTTCCTGATATGGACGCAGCTGCATTAGAAAGCTCCGGGCCGAAATGCAGGAACGGCCTGCGGTTGTCCTTGATATAAGTTTTGTTGTTGCGGTGCTGCCGTAGTAGGTGCTGTTGTCGCTGTATTTTCAGGATCATAAAAACGTTTAATTTCGTTATACTGCTTACCATCATGCATACGGATACCGATCTTAGCCCTGCCCTTTCGACCAACCACCCGTGGCCAATCCATTTTCAAAGGTTCACCGTGTTTTTTCAGCCCAATACCGATAAAGAAAGCCGAAATCATGCCTTCCGTCCGAGAATGTAAGAACAAGTTATGCCTGATACGGGCTTCGCCTTCCGGTGTTTCAACTACCAAAGTGATTACAGCTTTATTACAGGGCGGCAACTTTTCGCTGCCTTCATGACGGGCACGTTGAAACTCTAATACCTTAAATTCATAATCGCCTTCCGGCAGAATGATAAAACCGGCGCTCTCCTTTTCAATAGTATCGTCCCATCCTAATTCTCTTTCTTCTACGGGTACTGTTTGTCCTAATTGTTCAAATGCCATTGTTTTATTCTCCTTTATCTGTTAAATATTATTTAAACTACATTGAGTTTCTTAAACTTAAAAAGGTATATCCCTGTTCTCTTTGATCAAAGCAAAGACATTGGGCCAGGCTCCGATCAAACAGCCCTGTACAAAATCCTCTGCGTAATTTTCAAAAGGTGTTCCCTCTGGATAATAGCCACGCTGGGCAACAACCTTTTGAATTTCTGCAAGCGTTACCCCTTCCGGCGCCATTAAATCAGCCAATGCTTTTGGCACACAACTTGGAATTACTTTTGACGTTTGTACAGTCACTATATCATCTGATGCTGTTACAGGGATAAGCGCCGGATCTACAGATATTAGCCCAGAAGGTGTATCTATAATTGCAGTGGCACTAGCAACCGGTGCCGCAAGCGTTTCCGACTGCATTACAACTGGCTGCGACACAGGCTGCAAAGCTTCCGTATTAGAATAAACCAGACAACCACGAATACTTTTAAAATCAAAGGGTAATTCTTCCGGTAGATCCTGTCTGTTCTTTGCATCCCAGTTAGGATGATGCGTCGTATACATTACCCGCTCACCACCGGCGGCCTTGCATTTCTTCCCGTCCTTATCCTGTGCGATCACGATAGTCTTATAGTTGGCAAACAGCAGCATATCAGCCCACTCTTTGACCAACGGAGCAGTCTGCGATGAAGTCTTTTTGCCAAGCTTCAGCTCATACCGATCAAAACTTCCACCTTCATTAGGCAATTCAAACTTACGCATCTGCATATGTGCTGTTAAAACAACATTGATCCCAACTTCGATCACATCAGAAAGCAGATTTAAAAAGCGTCCAAATTCTTCCCTTACAAAAATATAGCCACTGCCATAACCAAAATCCTCGATCCCATTTTTTCCATTTTTAGCACATACATGACCCACGCAAAGCTGTTCTGCCCAGTCAATCGTATCAATAACCAATGTTTTACAGCAGGTTGGATTTTTGATAACCTCTCTAACCTCATCCAGCAACATCGTCCAAGAAGTCGGCGCCGGTAATCTGGCAACATCGTAGACATTCGTACTGCCTTCGGTATCGATAAACAGCGGATCCGGAAAATCAGCGGCAAAAGTAGTTTTGCCAATACCTTCAGGACCATAAACTACAACTTTTTGCGGCTTTACAATCAGCCCTCTAGTAATTTGAAACTTCATCAAAACTCACCTTTCTTCCATGTTTTTGTGCCTTCATCCGAAAGGCCGTTATATTCTTTAACATAACCATCTTCGATAATGACCGAACACTCTTTGCCACTGCTGACACGTGTAGCGATCACCTGCAGCTGTTCCTGTTCTAACCATTTACCAAATTCATTTAAAGTATCCTGATCCATCTGCTCCAGCTTATCCATGAGCACAAAACCACAGTTCGGATTCAATTTGCGGACAATAGCAGTAGCTACTTTAAGCTGCTCACTGCCGCTCATGTTATCCCACTTATTCCCACGATAAACCAGCTCACCATTTTCAACAGACAATTCAGGTAGCGGCAGGTCTGCATTTTCCAACAACTTTAAGCGCTGCTCTCTAATATCTTCGATCGATTTTGTCAGTTCATCATATTGCTGGCTATATTCTTCAGCTTCGATTTCAGCCTTTTCCCTGTCCATATTTGCCCTGATTTTAATATTCAGGCGATCTATGTCAGAGATATTCGCTTCCAATTCTGCCGTACTTTCATCCTGTAAATATGCGGCCGACTTACGGGCAACCGAAACTGCAGCCTCAGCTTCTTCAAGCCGGTTCTTCGCTTCGTCAAAAGCAATCTGCGCTTTAGCTAATTCTTCTTCATACTGCTGGCACATTTGCCGCTTGCGCTGGTTTTCGCCGTTCCTGGCAAGTATCGCCTGCTGCTGCCTAATTAGATCAGCTGCGGAAACGAGCTCTTTCGGAACATCCGGATACATTTCAAGCTCAGCCGCATACTTTTTCTTTTGGTCAGCAATGCGTCCAACTTCATATCGCCTGTTATAAATCCTTTGTTCTTCAGCATCCAACTGGTAAAGTTTTTCACCGATCCCTATTATCTGCAAAAGAGCATTGGCCTTTTCTTTATTATTTGCATTCAAAAATTTTGGCAGATCTAAAGCAAGTTGCGCTACAAACTCATTTAAAATCTGCTGGCCGCCTTTATTTCCCTGCGGATCGATGACCTTTAAGCTGCCGTTAATGCCCTTCCGCTCAACTATAAGCCCATTAGATAACTCTATATGCAGAATTGGCGGAGTAACAGATCCTTGTCGCTGCGGTTCAGAAGGTTTATATCTTTCCCCACCAAGCGCCCAGGCAATAGCATCCAGAACGCTGGTTTTACCCTGACCATTTTTACCACCGAGAATAGTCAAGCCATTCGCCGAAGGTACTAATTTTACTGCTTTAATCCTTTTGATATTTTCAAGTTCGAGACTGTTAATTTTCACTGTCATTGAAATAGCTCCTTTTCTTTTTTCAGCCACCATACAAGCGTAGGACGCTTAACTCCTATGACGCTGGCTGCCTTTCTAACCGAATACCTTGCTCCATTAAACTTTTAGCTTCCGCAATAAGCTCACGATGTTCTGCTTTTGACCTGTAATGTACTGATTCTCGTGGCATAACTTTTGCTAAAGCTGTCTCCGTAGCAACGCCGTTTACTATAGCTATGTATAGAGCTGCATAATTCTCAATAGGAAAATTTAAGCCGTAATTCATTGTCAATCCTTCTATTTATGCTATAATGTAGTCAATACAGGTTGTTCATGACCAATGTATTAACCCTGAGCTGTCAGCATTGCCGTGCTGATGGCTCTTTTCTTTAATTCATTCCAGCAACCTTGCACCAGAGCCATAACCCGAAAAATACACCGGCCCAAGTCCCAATAGCAATTACCGCAATTTGATAACCTAACTCTTTCCACATCTCACCACGCCCTTTCTAAAAACATTCCAAAGATGACCAGTGATACTGCTATCAGGATCTTAGGGAAAATTTCACTCTCAGCAAAAAAGTACCAAATATAAATCCCTAGTGTTTTCACGGTGTTTCCTCCCCCACAACACGACTCTTGTCCCTCTCTGCAGCATCGACTATAGCCGTCAGGTACGCAAATTGATCAAAAGAATAACCGTTATTTCTCAACTCGAGTTCTAAACATGATATGCCGCTATTAAAAGACCTTAGGGATTCAATGAAATCCTCTAAAATATGCGCTGGAATTTTACCAGAAACAGTCTGGATCGCTTTAGCGTATGAGTTTAAGATTTTTATCTGTGTAGATCTGTCTGATATCAGATTAAATATTTCCTTAGGCAATTGTTCTGGCATTAGCTACTTCACCTCCTTTCGCATCAAATTCAATTGATCTAAATACCCGCCGCCATCACGGCGTGTATGCTTAGAAATAACAATTGGGCATTTTAATTTTTGTAGCTTTTTTTGTCGAAGTTCGATTTGTTCATTAAAATAACGATCAGCGCCTTCGACTTCGATTTTATGCCGATGTCCTATCTTAACTGCCGGAAGTGTTCCATCTCGGCACATTGCATAAACGGTAGAATATGCAAGTCCACGAGAATTGGCATATTCTTTAATTCCTGAAAACTTCATACATTAGCCTCCTTTCATTTTCTATCGCTCCTGCTATAATACTTATAGGGAGGAGGTGATTATTGTGAATTATTTTTTTGATTACTTAATAGACTCATTGTTAAAAATATCAAATGTCGAAACTTTATTTTTATTAGTAATTGCTATTTTGATAACAAATCCGTTCAACAAAGCAGGTCGAAATTTTTATGCCTTTGTTAATGACATAAGCGCCGATATTTTTGACAACAAAGTAAATGCTGATAGCTTGTGCAGATTAGCCTACTTTTTATTTTTTGTTATTGGTTACAACATTTGCCCACCAACAACATTTACAACAAAATTCTTTTTTGCATTCATTTTCCCATTTTGGTTGGCTCTCGTCTTTTTCTTGTTTTGTACCTTCACAACAGCAGTTTATATGCTGTTCTATGATTTTCTCTCGCTTGGCATATTCTGCTTTGACTCTTCGAGAAGCAAATATAAAACTGACATTCCAAACAAAAATAGAAAAGAAATTGAAAAGAATGATAAGGATAACGAAATCCCACGTTATTAATGTTGTCATTCAGCGCTACGCTCCTTTCTTACAACATCTCGCTTTCTGTACGTTCAAATAATTTTTCCAAAGACTTTTTGCTTCCCAATGCTTTTTTTATAGCAAAACATTCATCCAAAGTCATAGGCTATTTGCAGGATAGCTTTGAAAGTAAATGGAAAACCATCACTACTTAAAGCATCTGTGAGAACCACATTCTAGATAAAATTTTCTACTATAAACAGATAGAGAATGTAGAATTTCTTCCAATTTTTGAACGCCCTTGATCTCGATATCAATTTTTACTAACATACAGTCGTTTTCATAAGATTTTCTAAAAGTTCCACTACACAGCTTTTCACCTGGCTTAGTTGCCGGACTTTTTTCTTTTTCCATCTCTACTCGCCTCCTTATTCCTTTCTTTAGTTTTCTAAAGTTTGATACGAAAAAAAATAAATATCTAACTCACTAATAGGAATATCTAATACCTTACATAAATTTCTTATTTCATCTTGTTTAAAGGCTCTTTTATTTCCTAAGCTTAAATTTACAGTAGTCTCAGACACTCCTATATAGCTGGCTAGATTCGCTTGAGTAATGCCTTTCTCTTTCATTCTTCCAAGTAATTTTGAATAGTCATATTTTATATTACGCACTATCAATCACCTCCTTCTTTTTGTAGTATATCACTTTAGATTTCTATAGTCAATAGATTTCTAAAGTTTTTATTGAGTTTTTTAAAGTTTTAAGGTATACTTAAAATATGAGGTGAGCAATGATGACAGAATTTAAAGATCGTTTAAACGAAGGCCTTGCCCTACGACGTATGAGTGCCGCAGAATTAGCTCGTCTAAGCGGAGTTAACGAGGGGGCAATAAGCCAGTATCGAAAAGGAAACTATAAAGCCAACCAGTATAATCTTGATAAAATCGCGAAAGCATTAAATGTTTCCATACCTTGGTTAATGGGAGCCGATGTACCTATTACTCCTTCTATTCCTAACGCCTCTAACATTTTCCCAATAGAAAGAAAAAAGATCCCCCTGCTTGGCAAAATCGCCTGCGGGAAACCTATAATGTCAGAAGAAATTTTTGACGGCTATGTACAATGCAATGGTAACGTGCACGCTGATTTCTGCTTAAGAGCTGAAGGGGATAGCATGATAGGAGCACGTATATATGATGGCGATATCGTTTTCATCAAGCAACAGCCTGAAGTTGAAAACGGTGAAATAGCAGCAGTGTCTATTGATGATGCTGTCACCTTAAAAAGAGTTTATTTTGGAGACGACTACGTTGAACTAAAACCAGAGAACCCTACACATAAAATACTTCGCTTTACCAAGAACGAAATAGAGCAGTTCCGAATTATCGGTAAAGCTATTGCCTTTCAGGGGGATATTATTTGAAAAGTTTACATTTTTTCACACAAATACATATTGACAAACAAGGGCCTGTAACAGTATAATGTAGACACAAGCTAATTATTGATGTCTTGCCCTTGACAGTAAGCACTCCATTTGTCCGGAGATTGCCGAACTCGAGGGCTTTTTATTTTAAAAACTAAATTTAGAAAATGCGGAGGATTATTTATGGGAAAAACAGCAATTTTAGTAGATGGTGCATTTTTTCTCAAACGTGCCCTAAAAATTTTTGGCCCCCAAGAACCAGAAGAATTAGCTAAAAAACTATTTTATTATAGCTGTAAACATTTGAAAGCCCATAATTATCATCAAGATAAAACGCCGTCTTTAAGAGATGAACTCTATAGAATTTTTTATTATGATTGCCCACCTTTAAATAAAAAACTTCAGCATCCTATAAGCAGGAAAACCATAGATTTTAGTAAATCTGAACGTGCAATATGGCGTCAGCAATTTATTCATGAAATGACATGCAGACGCAAAGTTGCAATGAGACTTGGAAAAGTTGATGAAATCAACACAAACTGGAGTATTAATCCAAAGCTAACACATAAGTTAGTAAACGGATCTATTTCGATACAAGATTTAGAAGAAAATGATATTATGCTTATCACAAAACAAAAAGGCGTAGATATGCGAATCGGTATTGACATTGCCTCTCTAGCCTATAAACAACAGGTAGGACGCATAGTACTTATTGCGGGGGATAGCGATTTTGTTCCTGCTGCCAAATTGGCGAGAAGAGAAGGCATTGATTTTATTCTCGATCCGATGTGGGCCCCCATAAAGCCTGATTTATTTGAGCACATAGACGGTTTAAAATCCACGTTTCCAGATCCTAATAAGAAGATCACTAAAGAAGCTATCCCCGAAGCCAAAGATGATTTCTGCGAAATATAAAATAAAAAAAGACCGCCCTGTACTACCAACATCGAACAGTCAACGTAACGCTTTACATCCAACCTTTAAAAACAACACTAATTTCAGTATATTATATCAATACCTTTATCAAATCATTATATGAGTGAAATACCTTTATTTTTTCGGTTATTTTAAATGTATTTGGTTGACACCTTTATTTATTAAAGGCGTTATATTAACATCTTTAATTTTTCTTATAAAATAAAGGTATCGAAAAGAGGTATAACTATTGTATAGTGGGAAATAATTTAATTCGTGGATAAAGAAACGTCAAATTTAAGCGTTTTAATACCTTTTTTACAGTTTTTCTAACTAAATTTACGCTTTTCGTAATTTTTCTTCGGGAAATAATCGTTGACATACCATTGCCATAAATGTTACCATAGGTACAGAGCGATCTGGGAATGAGGCAACTCACACCCCCAGACAAACGATAACCTCTGTATCTTGATACAGAGGTTATTCGTCTTTTAGGAGTGATTTTATGAAGCCATTTAAGCCAAATAAAGATTTAATTAGCTTACTTATAAGCAGGAATCTCGAAGTCCCCAAGCCTGCTTTTGCTACTAGAATGTTAGACTATGAAAACTATTATTACGTTATAAATGGTTATAAAAAACTTTTCATAAATTCCACAGTTCCAAATGATTCTTATAAACCCGGCTCTTCTTTCAGCGAAATTGTAGCCCTTTACACCTTTGACCGCAGGTTGCGCGAAATTCTTCTTACAGAACTCTTGCGTGTCGAGCATGTTATAAAAAGCAGAATAGTATATGTATTTTCAGAAAGTCATGGCCACAACCATACTGCTTACTTACGACCTGAATCTTTTAATGTTAATGGTTTTACTAATTTTAAAAGAACAAATTCTATGATTTTTGATATGTTAAAGCTCATAGATAAACAACAGAAAATCCACGGCGCAGTCAAACACTATATGGATAAGTACGGCTATGTTCCTCTTTGGGTGTTGTCTAAAGTTATGACGTTTGGCAAACTAAACTCGTTTTATGCCTGCATGCTGGAGGAAGAGAAAACAAAAGTTGCAGCATCATTTAACCTAAATTCAAAAAACTTCAAAAACCTAATAGATTTTCTTGCAAACCTAAGAAATAAATGTGCCCATGGAGAACGTATTTACTGCCATTCAAAAGATACCCCAAAGCCGCGGCCGATTCCCGCACTGCGCGAACACACTTTGCTGAAAATTCCTAAAAATTCTTCGGGGCATATATACTATGGTACCCATGATATTTTAGCGCTATTAATCGCATTAAAATATTTTGTATCACCACTAAGATATGACCGACTGCTAAAAAGAATTGATTTTGCGCTGCATGAGAAATTAAAAAAGCGTCTGCACAGTATTGATATCACAGAAGTTAAACGTATAATGGGATTAAATTGTGACTGGCTAAAATTAAAATAATAAAAACGACCGCCCCTGCGCCAACAGGAACGGTCAACGTAATTGCCCCACTTCGTCGCAAGCGAGCTGATTACTATAGATATTATAGCACATCAGCTCTGCTACTGCATACTCAAATTACAGTAAAGGAGCTGATTTTTTATGCCAAAACGTAACAGAAATGGCGCTGGAAGCATTGTTTATGAACCAAAGCGAAAGAAATACAGAGCCTATATCACGGATGCTTTAGGTAAAAGAATATCCAAACGTTTCGACAGTTCTGACGAAGCTGATATGTGGCTTTCCCAAATAAAATTAGATCTATACAACAATACCTATATTCCTAAATCTAACATAACTGTAGGTGAGTGGGTCCTTGAATATCTGAGCACTTACTGTGCACCAAATATAAGAGCAAAAACCTTAATTCGGTATATGCAAACGGCTCGACATCTTGAACCCATCTCCGGCATATTACTTCAGGAATTAGATGCTAGGCAGGTACAATATTTCTATAATAATCTTCCTAAAATGTCAGATAGCAGCAAAAACAAAATACATAAACTGTTGAAAGCAGCTATAACTAAAGCACATATACTAGAGCTAGTAAAAAAGAATATTATGAATGCCATACCAGCGCCTAAAGTATCGAAACCCAAAATAGAAATATTCAAAAGAGAAGAACTGCAAGCAATATCAGACGTATTAAAAACTAATTCCACTTATAGAAGGTATTATTTATTATTTTTATTAACAATCAACACCGGCATGAGACTTGGAGAAGTTTTAGGACTAAAACGAAAATGCGTATTTGATGATTATGTTGTGATCAACAACAGCCTGCAAGATATAAATGGTAAAATGGTCGATACACCGCCAAAAACGGCCGCTGGAGAAAGAGAAATCACAATCACGAGGGATTTATCCTCTGACCTAAAAAAACGTTTTAACAGTGGGAAAATCGTTTCTTTTGATGGCTATATTTTTCAAAGTAAAAATGGAACTCCATTACGACCTAATCAAATCGAAAGAGCCTGGAAAAGTATTTTATTATTAGCTTCAGTCCCTCATAAAAAATTCCACGTACTTCGTCATACGCATGCAACACAATTATTGGCGAACGGTGTACCACTTTTGGAAGTATCTAAACGATTGGGACATAGCAGAGCCAGCCACACTTTAGATCTTTATGGTCACGCTATTCCAGGTTATGATGCTTCATTGCCAAATAAAATCTCAAAGATTTTCAATTTATAA